GGCGGTTTTCATCAGCATAATTTTTCTTCATCAAATCAAATATTTTAACAATTTTACAAATCCACACCAATAGTTGCGACCTATCTTCAATATCTATATAAGGATTCAACGAACAAGATCTTCGCTTCATCTCTTTTACAAAGGCTGGAGGAAACGCCTGCACAAAAGATTGAGTGTCCATATTATAATACTTAAACACTAATCTTCCAGATACAAAATTAGATGTTGAAACTACTTGCGAGAAATCAAACACATATCCACGTCGCCATAAAGCCTGGATATCATCTATACAATCCTGTTTTGTCAAAGCTAAATTTAAAGTTTGAAAACGATTAGTTGTGGCAAAAATCTTTGTACTATTAAAAAATTTAGTATCTTTATTTTGTGCTTCTGCACAATCCAACGGCATTTTCACAGAAGAGACCATATTCATTAAAGGTCTCCATTGCGAAACGCCATTTTGCCCAACGTCATCCATGTAAAAAATGGGCTCATTATTATAATTATCATAAAAATCCTTACCATCCATCACTGCTTTAACACAATGAGCATAGAAAGGCTCACCCAAAGCTTCTACAACAGCATTCATTACCACTGATTTTTTCTTTCCAGGAGGACCTTCAAATACAAAACAGGTAGGTTCAACCCTACCTGGATCTTCGTAAGCCTCTATGACTTTCATGTGCCTAACCCATCTCTGAGCTATACTTTGGAGTGCTGTAGAACGCCTAGTCCACTCTTTCAAAGCGTGTGAAGCCTCAAACTTTTGGTTTAATCTTTTACTCTTTTCTCTAAAAGACAAATCTAAAAATACTTTACAGTCTTTAGAAGCCTTGAGAACCAATTCCAAATCTCTAATCAGCAAATGATCAGACGTATTACGGAAAGTCAGCATAACGGAATTTAGAAAATCTCTACAAGTATCAGGTATAGGGATTTTACTTATCATCCACTCAAATGCCTCTACAATAGATATAATAAAATCATGGAAGTAAGATAAATCATCTAAGACTTTCACGGAAGACAAATACTGACTTTTCTTAATGATTGAAAAAAGTTTATCAGGAATAAAATTGGCGCAGGCTAGAGAGGCTAAGCATTCTAGTCCTTGAGGTTCAAACTTAACAAATGTAGTATAAACCAAATAAAGGTCCAAAACCACACTTGTTAAGGATAAAGGAGACAGCTCGCGAGTTCTAAACATGTCAACAACTTTAATAAAAGCAGACGTTATCATCAAAATGTCTCTCTTACTAACTGATGAAATCTTACTAAGCGCGGACATTACAATAGAACCGAGTGAGGTCAAATCAGAAAAAACTTTAGATGTAGCGGAAAATAAACCCTGAGGTCTAAATCCACTCAAACGCCCTTGAGCTTCTGACCTAGAGTTACAACCCACTACTCTAAATTTCGCATCTCGTATTACCAATACGGGATACGATAATTTGGAAAACAAGGCTTTAGAGATTTCCTTGACTTCTCCAGTTTTAAAATAAAAAATAAAGAATTTAGTTTGATTTAATTTTGATTGAGAAGGTGCCATACTGATTAGTAACCGGGGTTTCTTCAACTAGTGCAATTAAAATCCGCAGTATATACTACATATATAACAGGCAATCAACACACTTTGTTGCTTTGAAAACATCTCTGTTACGCTCCATGGCGTTGGAGCTTCAGGAAGATATATCAAAGGGTCGTGCTAATTCCGATGGTTAAATGTATTCAACCGGACACTAGAATTACAAAGAAGGCTATCCATTTTTCCCTCTGAAAAACAGATAAGTCGAAGCATCAAGAAGATACTTCCGACAAAAAGAATAAATTAGCTAGATACTACACATAGATTAACAACTGCTTAAGCAGGTTTTCCTGGCAAGACTAACTGCATACAGCGATAATCGTAGTGTATCACTAGCTAATTTAGAAGAAATTTTATAAAGACAAAATTCCATAAATCTTTTTGTTTCGTCAATCCTTTTTAACAACGAGAGTAGGAAAGACAAAAACTCTCGGGAAAAACTTTTCAAATAATAGGTACTGTCAAT